TATCCAAGTAAAAAAGTCTAATAACAAAATAATTATTCGGCCATCTTACCATAGGTTCCCCCCCCCTACTTATATCATATTCTCCCAAGCTGTTTTTTTACGATGACACGATGGACATAGTGCTTTCAAATTACCAATATCATTTGTTCCTCCGCTCTCTAAAGCTATAGTATGATCTACTTCAAATGTATAATCCAATTGATTTCTGCAACTGGCACATAACCAATTTTGACTCGATGCTACAAATTTTTTCTTTGTTTCAGAAACAGAACGTTTGATTTTATTTCCGCGTTTTTGCTGTTGCTCTTGTTGTCTTTGTAATTCAGGTTGCATCGGTAAAACTGGATATTTATAATCCATATTACTTTGTTGTGTATTACCACTATATTTTGAAGTAAAATCTAAAATCGGATTCAACATACTTGAAGTATTTCGATCCACTGGTAAATATTTTATATATTCATTTGAGGACATTATAATATTTTTTGCATTTGTCGGGTTTTTCTTTATAAGCCAATATAAAAATAATGTCCCAGCAGCAACACCCGCCATCTGGTAATATTTCTTCCAAGACATTGCCATTTTCAAATATTTGCCATCTGTATATATATTTGCAATTATAAATCCAGAAATTAATAAAAGGATTATCTCAAATCTCATTTATAATATAGAGAGAAAATCGAGAGAAAATCAAGAGAAAATCAAGAGAATAAATCAAGAGAATATCAAGAATAAATAAAAATTATAAAAACAATAACAACTATAAATCCTAATATAATTAAATCTCGGTTTTGTCTCATTTTTTCTAATGAATAAATCGGTTTTGGTTTATATTCAGCAAAATATCTATCTGTGCTTTCTAAAAGAGTTATCTCCTCTTTTCCTAGATAATTATTTATTTTATTATGAATAAAATAGACCCATCGTATAAACGAATCGCGATTATCTAAATAAGGAGAAACTGGATATCTATCAACCATTTTTTCAAAATGACTAGATATTTCTGAATCAGGTATGAAAAGTGGAAAATTTTGTATCAAGTCATAATATTTACGTTTTGTAACTGACGTCGGCATTTTTGGATAAGAATATGCAATTGTATGTAAGAAAAACCAGTAATGAGGTCCCCAAATCTTAGGATCAAATTCCATTGTTATAATAGAAACTATATAAAAAATTTTTGCTATTATAATTCAATTTATGTCTCAAAGATTAAACGAAAATTTTTGTCAAAATTGTGGCAAACAGGGACACGTATATCAACAATGTAAAATACCAATCACAAGTTTTGGTATAATTTGTTTTCGTAAAAATTCAGTAAATAATGCAATAGAATATTTAATGATACGTCGTAAAGATACTTTAGGATATGTCGATTTTTTAAGAGGAAAATACTCACTTTATAACAAATATTACATAATAAATATGCTAAAACAAATGACAATACAAGAAAAAGAATCATTGAAGAATAATAATTTTGATTTTTTATGGAGAGAGTTATGGGGTGAAAATGCAGCTTATACTAAATATAAAAATGAAGAAAATAATTCACGAGAAAAGTTCAATCAACTATCTTCAGGTGTTTTTTTATCTAGTCTTACAACAGATGGATTCGATATTAATGAAAGTAGTCGATGGATTACTCGAAAAGAGTCGAATAATATTTCATATTCATTAGAAAGTTTGATTGAAGAAACTAAAAGTTTTGAACAATGGGAAGAGCAAGAATGGGGATTTCCAAAAGGTCGTAGAAATTATCAAGAAAAAGAACTTGATTGTGCTTTACGTGAATTTTCTGAAGAAACCGGTTATAATTCACGGCTCCTTAAAAATATAGATAATATTCTACCTTTTGAGGAAATATTTATGGGATCCAATTATAAGTCCTATAAACATAAATATTTCTTAATGTCAATGAATTATCTGGATAGTTTAAAGACAAACTCATTTGAGAAGACTGAAGTAAGTAAAATAGAATGGAAATCATATGAAGAATGTTTGAATTCAATTCGAGATTATAATTTAGAAAAAAAGAAAATCATAATGAATATTAATAAATGCTTATCAAAGTATTTGATTTGTAAGGCTTTTGAATAAGTCAATAATTGTAAATGCTTAGTTTTTTGTTCACCGATTTATTTATTGATATATGTATATATTAATAAATAATTTCCAAAAGTTATGGAACAACAAGCTACTCTTAATCCTGATCCTAATCCTAATCCTAGTCTTGGTCCTAATCTTAAACCCAAAAATAAAACTATTAAAAAAAGAAGAATTGTTGTTAAGCAAAGAACAAGTCCTATTCAAGAACCTGTTTTACAAGAATCTGTTTTACAAGAACCAATAAAAATTACTGCAGAAGAAGGAACCAATGATTATTTACTGCAAAAAGAAAAGGTTGAACACGATTCTTATAAACGAAGTCCATCTGATAAATACGATTTTCTTTATCCCGATTTGAATGATCCTGAATTCAATATTAAGATTGCACAAAGAAAAGAATTCAATGATACTCAATATGATGGCACTATATATCCTGATATTGAAGAACGTGCTAATATTTTATGTAATTCTAAATTCGAATTATTACCTCATCAACTTTTTGTCAAGAATTTCCTATCTTTTCAAACACCTTATAATAGTCTCCTTCTTTTTTATGGTCTTGGAACCGGTAAAAGTTGTGCTGCAATTGGAATTGCCGAAGAAACGCGTAATTATATGAAACAAGTGGGTTTAGAAAAACGAATTTTATTTGTAGCTTCACCGAATGTTCGCTCCAATTTCAAAATGCAATTGTTCGATGAAAGAAAATTAGAATCGAGAACCGACGCAAATGATAGCAAAAACATATGGTCAATAGAATCCTGTGTTGGGAATTCACTTTTAAGAGAAATAAATCCTACAAATTTGAAAGGACTTACAAAAGAAGCAGTAAAAACACATATTAATGGGATAATAAATACTTATTATGAATTTATAGGATATGGTAAATTAGCTAATTATATTTCTGAAAAAATGAATCTTGGTGTTAGTCGTAATATGAACAAAAAAGAACTTTTACAACTTCAAATATTGAATATAAAAAGAGAATTTAATAATCGTCTTATTATTATTGATGAAGTTCATAATATTCGATTAACAGATGATAACAATATTGAGAATAAAAAAACAGCAACTTTATTATTCAAAGTTGCACAATATACCGATAATCTTCGATTTCTCTTTTTATCCGCAACACCTATGTTTAATTCTTACAAAGAAATTATATGGTTAACAAATTTGATGAATGTAAATGATAAACGCGGAACAATTGAATTAAGCGATGTTTTTGAAAAAAATGGAGATTTTAAATTGGCCCAAGGAGGTCTTCAAGAAAGCGGAAAAGAACTTTTAATGCGAAAATTAACAGGATATATTTCATATATTCGCGGTGAAAACCCTTATGCATTTCCATTTCGTATTTACCCATCTTTATTTGCAAAAGAACATACATTTTTGGAAAATACATATCCGACGATTCAAATGAATAGCGTAGCAATTGATGAACCACTTAAATATATCTCTGTTTATCTATCACATTTACAAGATAATCAATTGGCAGTTTATAATTTTATGATAGAGAACCTTCGCAGAAAATCCTATAGTTATTTTACAAAAAAAGGTACTAAACGTGAAATGCCAAATTTTGAAAATATGGAATCCTTTGGATATTCTATTTTACAACAGCCTCTTCAATCACTAAATATTATTTACCCAAATACAGATTTCGATAAATTGGCTATACAATTATCAGGTTCTCCTGAATTAGCTGAAAATGTTTATTCTGGTGATCATAAAGAATTAATTAGTTCTTTAATTGGTAAAAAAGGACTTGCTAATATAATGACGTCAAAAAAGGTAGAATCTCCAAATCCAATGCGATATAATTTTGAATATAAACCGGAAATAATGAAAAAATATGGCGCCATTTTTAAAAGAGAAAATCTCTATAAATATAGTGCTAAAATTGCTCGCATATGCGATATTATTATGAAGTCTACAGGCATTGTTCTCATATATTCACAATTTATTGATGGAGGTATTTTACCAGTGGCTCTTGCACTAGAGGAAATGGGGTTCTCTAGATATGGAACACAATCATATACGAAACCTCTTTTCAAAAATGTTGGAGTTGAACCAATAGATGCTATTCAATTAAAACCTCGTTCTCAAACAAGCGGAGATTTTCATCAGGCAAAATATATAATGATTACTGGTGATAAGGATTTTTCTCCATCGAATGCAGCAGATGTAAAATATGCTACAAGTGAAAATAATAAAAACGGTGAAAAAGTAAAAGTAATATTGATTTCGAGAACCGGTTCCGAAGGTATTGATTTTAAAAATATTCGACAAGTCCACGTTTTAGAACCTTGGTTCAATATGAATCGTATAGAACAAATCATAGGTCGTGGTGTGAGAAATCTTAGTCATTGTAATTTACCTTTTCGTGAAAGAAATGTCGAAATCTATTTACATTCTACTCTTCTGGGAAGTCAAGAAGAATCCGCAGATTTGTATTTATATCGTTTTTCAATGAAAAA